GTTGGATTTCTCTCCATGATGAATTCCTAGGGACCGATATGGACCGAGAAGCTGAGTTGCGGGCCGATTACGAGATGTTGGGCCGGAAGCTCGAGGATGCCGAAGGATCGGCGGCTGCGGCCATCGTCAGGGAGCGCCGGCTGATCTCGCTGGAGCTGGAACGGATCAGTGCCCCGAGGGAGGCCGCTCTTGTCGATGAACTGGCAAGAAAGCGAGCCGACTCCGGCATTGGTCGTCCACCCGCCCGCCGCCGCGAATCTGGATGAGGCGCACGCTGCGATCGAGCAGTGGGAGCACTATTCGCGCAAGACGCTGGACAGTGCTCAGCGTTTAGCCGTCGAGCACATGATGGCCGTGAAGGCGGACGGCGCCTGGGCGGCGCGTACGACGGGCCGTGCGGAGCCCAGGCAGAACGGCAAGGGCGACGAGATCGAGGTCGTCGAGGCGTGGGATCTGACGCAGCGGGCGGCGCCGATCGTCCACACGGCGCATGAGATCCCGACGGCGAAGAAGGCCCATCAGCGGTTGGTCGGGCATCTCGAAGGTCACCGGGACCTGCGGCGGTTGGTGAAGCAGATCCGATACGCCAACGGCGACCAGTCGATCGAGATGGTGAACGGCGGAATCGTCGCCTATCGGACTCGGACTTCCGGTGGTGGCCGCGGTTTGGATGACATCGCTCGGCTGATCGTGGATGAGGCGCAGCATGCGCAGCCGGAGCAGTTGGCGAGCTCGACGCCGATCCTGGCGGTGAACCCGAACCCGCAGACCAACTTCATGGGATCGGCCGGGATCGAGGGCCGGTCGATGCAGTGGTGGACACTGCGGAAGCGGGCACTGGTCGGCGATGCGGGGGATTTTGCCTGGCTGGAAAATTCAGCCGAGCAGGTGACCATGGTTGACGGCGGTGTGCTGTCGATTCGCCCGAACTCGGCGGATGTCGAGGCGTGGATCGCAGGCAATCCGGCGTTCCCGGAGCGTATTCCGCCGGGGTTCCTGGCCGAGCAGTTGAAGACACTCGGTCCGGATCTGTTCGCCCGTGAGCATCTGTGTGTGTGGGATCCGATGGAAGAGGGCGGACCTGCGGTCTTCGGTGCCGGCAAGTGGGAGGCGTGTGCCGGTGGTCCGCATCCGGGCGGGTTGAAGATCGGTGCGCTGGCCGTGGCCGCGTCGTACGAGTTGAAGCATGGTTCGATCGCCGCCGCCACCGTGGATGACGCGGATGTCTACGTGAAACCGCTGCAGAGCGGTCCGGGTATCCAGTGGCTCGTGCCGCGGGTGAAGCAACTGCAAGACGATCACAATGTCGATGTGGTGGTCGATGACCATGGACCGGCGGCGGTGCTGATCCCGACCCTCGAGGACGCGGGTATCCATCTGCGGATCATGAACACGACCGAGGTGCTGGACGCCTGCGCCGGCATCTTCGACCTTGTGCAAGACGGTCTATTGCATCACGAGTCGTATGACGATCTGGACAGGGCTGTAGCGGCGGCTGTGAAGCGCTCGGTCGGCGACCGTTGGGCATGGGGTCGGCGGCAGTCGGAGTCCGACATATCGACGCTTGAGGCTGTGACGTTCGCCGCGTGGTGGGCGATCCAGGTTCAGCGCGTTCTTCCGGCGATCTACTGAGAGGTGGGCCATGGGTTTCTGGGACTGGCTCACTGGGGCCGGTGCGACTCCGAACGCGACGGTGGGCGACCCGGACAGTGTGGGGCCCGACTACTCGCCGGGTGATCCGGATGGGTTCGAGTTCGAGGATGCCGAGCCGAGCAACAACCGGATGGCCGCGGTGGTCACGTCGCCGTGGGACGGGTGGCCGGCCAGTTGGGCCACGCCTGCGTGGGGGCAGATGGGCCCGAAGTTCGAGGAGCTCGTGGACACGGCGTGGGCGGCGCTGGATTTGAATGCGTCGGTGCTCTCGGCAATGCCGGTGTACCGGACTCGCAACGGCCGGGTGCTGGAGCCGATGACGTGGATGATGAACCCGGACCCGACGATCTACACGTCGTGGCATGAGTTCGCCAAGCAGTTGTTCTGGGACTACCAGCTCGGCGAGGCGTTCGTACTGCCGATGGCCCGCGCCGCCGACGGGTTCCCGTACAACTTCCGGGTGATCGCGCCGTGGCTGATGAGCGTGGAAATGCGCAACGGCCGGCGCGAATACAAGCTCGGCCCGCTGGATGTCACCGACGATGTGCTGCACATCCGGTATAAGTCGACCACGGACAACGCGCGCGGCACCGGACCACTGGAGTCGGGGAGGACCCGGCTCATCGCAGCCGGTGTGTTGGCCCGCTACGCGACGGAGATCGCCGAGGGCGGCGGCATCCCGTACTACGCGCTCGAGGTGCCGCGGCGGCTGACCAAGACTGAGGCGGACGACCTTCTGCAGCAGTGGTGGGATTCGCGGACCCGGAATCTGGGTAAGCCGGCTGTGCTGTCCGGCGGGGTGACCGCCAAGCAGTTGCAGATAACGCCGCAGGACATGGCGCTGTTGGAGTTGGCGCAGTTCAACGAATCCCGGATCGCCGTGCTGCTGGGCGTGCATCCGTTCCTGCTGGGCCTGCCGTCCGGTGATTCCGTCACATACAGCAACGCGACCAGTCTGTTCGACTTCCACGATCGGCGATATCTCAAGACAGCGGTGGTGCATGTCATGTCGGCGCTGTCCGGTTGGGCATTGCCGCGGGGTCAGTCGGCTGAGTTGAACCGTGACGAGTATTCGCGTCCGGCGTTCAAGGAGCGGGCCGAGGCGTACGAGAAGTTGGTGACGATCGGCGTGTTGTCCATTGAGGAGATCCGGACCATGGAGCGCTTCATTGGTACGGAGTCGGCCGAGGCGCTGACAGGAGGTGGCCGGTCGTGAAGGACGGTTACATAGATATGCGAGGAGAGGACATCATCTTCTCGTCCCCACAGGTGTTAGAAGTGCTGCTTCGGGACCTGGCTGAGTCTGAGTCGTCGGAAGACTCCAGGGAGTAGACCATGCCGCTGAAGCGATGCGAAGCCGACGGCCAGCCCGGCTGGAAGTGGGGCGACGCTGGCAAGTGCTACGTGTACACGGCCGGTGACGAGGAGTCCGAGCAGGCTGCCCGCAAGAAGGCGATGGCGCAGGCTGCTGCGATGGGTGAGTTCCCGGGCACGGATAACCGTAGCGCTGATCCTGCTCTGGCTTCGGAGATTCAACATCGTAATTCCGCGCTTCAAGACGTCGACAAGAAGCAGCGCATCGTCGACATCATCGCTGTGCCCTGGGATGAAGAGTCCGACAAGGTGTTCTGGCGCGGCGAGATGTGGAGCGAGAGATTCGACCGGCATGCCTTTGACGGCATCGAGAACCACGCCGGCCGGATCATGGTGAACCGCGAGCACGTCAAGGGCGACACGGTTGGCCGAGTGATTCATGCCAATCCGACGCACAAGGACGGCCTATTCGCTCGCGTCAAAATGTACTCCACGCCACGTGGTGAGGAGACGTTGACATTGGCCGACGAGGGTGGCGCTTTCCCTTCTGTCGGCTACTACGTCAAGAGCTTTGCGCATATGGAACTGAACAAGCGCAGTAAGACCCGGCGAATCCTCAAGGCGTTTTGGGATCATCTCGCCTTCGTCGAAGATCCGGCATTTGATGGGGTCGGAGTGTTGGCTGTCCGTGCGGGACAGAGCGGCCTCACGGTAGTGGAACAGCGTCCACTGCTTGAAACACCAGCGCTGGATGAGGCGATGAACGACGACGTGCTCGCATGGGCAGCGTCGCGCCTCAAGCCCAGTAGCTAGCACACCACTGGCCCGGAGCGCGGGCCGGCATCGACGACCCCGGAGCGCGGGGCGATCGGGAGTGCTCCTTCCACCACATCTCATCGAAGGAGTACCCGTCATGGGAGTCAATTCCCACGCCAACGACGCCATGATTCGGCGTCTTGAGAATGAACTCAATGAACGCAACGCGTTCGTGCAGGGCCTGATTGCCAATGTGCAGGACGGCGAGCGCGACCTGAACGACACCGAGAAGTCGAGCCTTGGTGAGGCCCGTGCCCGAATGGGTGAGATCAAAGCGCAGATCGACGAGCTCGAGGACACTGCTCGAATCGCGCAGGAGATCGCGACCCGCGCCAAGGCTGTAGACCAGGCCATCACCACGGCCCGCCGCAGCGGCGAGTCCGGCCCGGTCGAGTACCGGTCCACCGGTGCCTACCTGGCGGACTACATCGCCGCACAGACCGGGTCGAAGTCGGCGATGGAGCGGCTCGAACTATTCACCCGCGCCGCCGCGCACCAGAAGACCTCGGACAACCTCGGTGTCATCCCGGACCCGATCGTCGGCGGGGTCCTCAACTTCATCGACGCGGCCCGTCCGCTCGTGGCCTTCCTTGGTCCGCGGGACATGCCGTCAGCGACCTGGTACCGACCGAAGGTCACTCAGCACGCCACGGTTACCGTCCAGGGTTCTGCCGGCGGGGCTGCGGATGAGAAGACCGAGCTGTCCAGCCAGAAGATGACCATCACCCGGCTGACCGGCAACGCAGTCACCTACGGCGGTTACGTCAACGTGTCGCGACAGAACATCGACTTCTCCTCGCCGTCGATGCTCGACGCGATCGTCAACGACCTCGCTGCGCAGTACGCGATCCAGACCGAGGCGGCTCTCGGTGCGGCGCTGATCGCCACCACGAACACGGTGGAGCTTTCCGGGGCGGCCGGCAGTGCCACTGCAGCCCAACTCGCTGAGGGGTTGTGGACTGCGGCGGCGAACATCTACACCGCCACCAAGGGCCAGGGCCGGGTCGCGCTGGGTGTACCTCCGTCGAAGCTCGGCGCGTGGGGTTCGGTATTCGCGCCGGTGAACCCGCAGAACGCCCAGTCGACCGGCTTCAACGCCGGCGACTTCAACTCCGGCCTGGTCGGCAGCATCTCCGGCATCCCGGTGTACGTGTCTGCTGGACTTTCCAGCGCACCGGCCACCACTTACGGGATCGTGCTCTCCTCGGCTGCGGTCGAGGTGTACGAGCAGCGGGTCGGTCAGCTACAGGCCACCGAGCCGTCGGTGCTGGGTGTGCAGGTCGCCTACGCGGGCTACTTCACCCCGATGACCGTCGAGACCGGCGGCGTCCAAGAGATCGTGAACGTGACGTGATCGTCAACAAGTACGGGCGAGTGGCCGGGTCGATCGACCTGGCCCAGCTCGCCGACCTGTATGCGCAGGCAACGGACGAAGACCTCAAGGCGCACTTCCGGCAGGTCGCTGCCGAGAACGGTACCAGTCTCGATGAGGCCGAGCCTGCGCCTGAATCGGAGCCCGAACCGGAGTCGGAGCCTGAGTCCGCTGAGGTCAAGGCATCGATGGCGCTCAGCAAGGACGAACTGGTGGGTCTTGCCGAGGGTGCCGGCATCGGTACTCGGGAAGAGCTCGAGCAGTTCACCAAGCAGGAGCTGGTCGACGAGCTCAAGGCCAGCGAGGAGGGCTGATCCATGGCGACGACCACGTTCCGGGAGGACTACCTCGGTCGTGACCTGGTGACCCCGGCGAGCAACTCGCTCGATTCGCTGGGCCGGGCCACCACCTCGACCGCTGATTTCGTAGGCCGGCCGTTGCGGCGGACTCTGCGGGCCAACACCACGGCTGTCACATTGAACCAGGAGATCCAATTCACCGGCGGCGAGAAGTTCATCGTCACGGTCGCCGGCACCACGGCAGCGGCACCACCCAGTGTTCCAGCGGTGGGCGCCACGGTGGCCGACGGAACGGCCACCGTGCTCCGGCAGAAGTGACGGAAGAGGCGACCGGTGGCCATCGGCGACCCGTATGTGACGGGCGAAGACCTGGCGGCACGGCTGAACAAGCCGAACGACGGGTTCTTCGACGACATCGTCAGTGCAGCATCACGGGCCGTCGAGTTGTTCACCGGCCGCCAGTTCAACCGAGACGAGACGGCATCGGCGCGGCGCTTCCGCTCCGTGGATTGGTGCCGTCTCACGGTTGACGACTTCTGGACGACCACCGATCTGGCGATCAGCGTCGACGGCACGGCATGGCTGGTGACCGACGTCGATCCGCGGCCGTGGGACGGGGTCCACAACGGGCAGCCCGGCTGGCCGTTCTTCGACCTGTTCACCGTGGACCGATCCTGGCCGTATGCGACCCGCGGCCGCCGATCGCTGGTCACGGTCACAGCCAAGTGGGGTTGGGAAGCGGTGCCCGAACCCATCAAGCAGGCAACGCTGGACGTGGCGCAGGATGTCTACGGCGGGATCTCTGTCGACGTCACCACCGAGCAGATCGGCGGCGTGGCAGTCACGGCGCGGTCACTGCGCACCGAGTCGATGAACCTGACCGGATTGGTTTCGGGCAATCCAGCGGCGTTCCTGCGGGCGATCCCGTATGTGCGGGACTCCCCGATGGGGATCGCCTGATGTTCCTTCCGTTCCAGCTCCACGACACCTGCACGCGCCTGCGCGCGACCGTCACGGCCGGTCCGTACGGCGCCGAGGTGCCGGACTGGTCCGCGCCGCCGGCCAGAGTCGAGTTGGCGTGCGAGTTCCAGCCGATGACAGTCCAGGAAGATCTGGTGCAGCAGCAGCGCACCGAGTCGCAATGGAAGGTGTTCCTCTACGCCGGCGCCGATGTGGTGGCGACGGACCGGATCCACTTCCGAGGCGATGACTATGAGGTGGACGGGCAGCCGAAACGTTGGCGGCTACGGGGCCGTGAGCACCACCTCGAACTCGTCGTGCAGCTGGTGACGGGAGGCTGACATGCCTGTCTCGCTGCTGCCCGATGCGCTGGCGTTGACCCGTGAGGCGCTGTTGGCTCAGTCGTTGCTGACCGCACTGGTTGGCACCCGGATCTACGACCGGATTCCCGGTTCGCCGACATGGCCGCTGCTGGTGCTGACCGTGGTCGACGAGGTCGAGCTGGAGTGGCACACCGGTAACGCCCGCGTGCAGGTGGATGTGTGGGGTGCCGGGAACACCGCCACCGACGCGGCGAACGCGCTGACCATCACCCGCACCATCCGAGCTGTCACGCGCGACCTGCGCGGCTCGTGGACGGCCGGGGACATCTCCAACGCGGCGCCGGCGACCATCATCCCCGCGCCGGACACCGAGACCGGGCGCGCCCGGTACGTGATCGACCTCTTGATTGAGACCAACCCGTAAGGAGTCAGCCGTGGCTGAGATCAACACCGACCAGACCGCCGAGGACCACCGCAAGGCCGTCGAGGCCGAGTATGGCCAGTGGGTGGCCACCGAGCAGATTCATATCGACGGGGCGCTCGCATTCGATGTAGGCCACCCGGTACCGGTCGGCCATGTGAAGAAGTTCGGGCTGGACAAGTCCGGTGCGGTCGAGTCCACCTCGAAGAAGTCGGACACCGCGAAGTCCTGATGGCACGCCTGCGTGTGGGCCGTATCCGCCCGAACGTGGTCAAGGCGCTCACGCAGGTGCCGGAGATCAAGCGGCAGGTCCGCGTGGTGGCCCGCGAGGTGCAGAAGCTGGCCCGCAAGAACGCCCCGCGGCAGACCGGCGCGCTACGCCGCTCCATCGTCGTGGAGAACGTGTTCGAGCGCGGTCACGTGTTCTACCGCGTCGGCTGGGACAGGCGGGTCGCGTTCTACGGCCCCATGGTCGAGTTAGGAACTGAGGACACCCCGGCACAGCCGCATCTGCGGCCGGCCGCAGATGAGATCGACAACCGTTAGAAAGGCGGCTGAACCGTGCCGACAATCGCTACCCCAAATGTCCTGATTGACCCCGGATATTTGTTCTGGGCACCACTGGCTACGGCGCTGCCGACGAACACTGTCGCCGGCAGCGTGTTCACCGACTCCTGGGCCGCGGCCTGGGTGCCGCTGGGCGCCACCGAGGAGGGCTCGACGTTCGCCTACTCGTCCACGGTCGAGCCGGTGACGGTGGCCGAACTGTTCGACCCGGTGCGTTACGCCACCACATCCCGCGAGGGATCGATGGCGTTCAACCTGGCCGACTGGACGCTGAACAACCTCAAGCGTGCCCTCAACGGCGGCACTGTCGCGGTGGTGTCCGGTACCGGTGCGACGGCGTTGAACTCCTACGAGCCCCCGAACCCCGGCGCCGAGGTCCGGGCCATGATCGGCTGGGAGTCGCAGGACAACACGGTCCGCATCATCCTTCGCCAATGCCTCAACGGCGGCGAGATCGCCTCGGCGTTCAACAAGGCCCCGTCGAAGGCGGTCATCGCCTGCCAGTTCCAGATGGAGAAGCCAATCGCTGCGCAGCCGTTCATCATCTACTCGGCCGGCGACAGCCGGGTCGGCACGCCATGACCGACATCACGACCGCCGAGTACGGCGTCGTGGTCGACGAGGGCACCATCAACCGGGTACCCGAGACGCTGGTCGGCGATCAGATCGAGTTCCTGGGCCGCGGATTCACCGTCGCGGCCAAGATCGGGCTCATGCCGCTGCTGCGGTTCGCCAAGGCCGCCAAGTCCGGTCTGGACTCCTCCGACGTTGAGGGCATGGCAGCGATGCACGACTTGCTGCAGCAGTGCATCGTCGATGAGGAGTGGGCGGTGTTCGAGCAGCACGCCACCACGCAGCGCGCCGACGACGAGGACTTGATGGACTTCATCAAGCGGGTCATGGCGGTGTTGTCCCAGCGCCCTACCAAGCGGCCCTCCGACTCCTCTACTGGGCCGCAGAACGTGAGACCGAGCTACGGGGACGCCTTGTCCTCGCGCGTCACTTCGCGGCTGGAGCAGCAGGGCCGGCCGGATCTGGCGCTGATCGTCACCGAAGCGCAGGAGGCCCGGGCGAGCTGACGCTGCCCGAGCTTCTCGACGTGGTCTATGTGCTGCTGCTGGACCGCATCGAAGCCGACGCGTTGGCGCGGCTGTCCTCCGGCCGGTTCGACGTCGACCTGGAGGATGTGCGCACAGAGTTCGATAAGCGGCTGATGTCCGAACCTGAGGTGATCGACGCCGACAAGGCCGATCTGATGAGAGCGCTGGGGGTGGGTCCGTGGCGGCGCTGACTGAAGTCTTTGTCGATGTCAAGCCCGACACGGACAACTTCGGGCGTGATCTGACCAAGAAGCTCAAGCGGATCGACACCAAAGAAGCCGGCCGCGGCATGGGCATGGGCATGTCCAAAAACATGGGCCACGGGTTCCGCGCCGGTATCGGTGGTGCCGCTAGGACGATGTTCGCGCCGATCGTTGCCGCAGCGGCAGCGGTCGGCGGAGTTTCGCTGTTCAAGGGCATGGTCAGCCAGGCGTCCGACTTGAACGAGACGATCAACAAGACCAACGTCATCTTTGGGAAGAACTCTAAGGAGATCCAGGCCTGGGCAAGTAGCTCGGCAAGATCGCTGGGGCTTAGCCGCGGCGCTGCCCTGGAGGCGGTTGCCGGTTTCGGCAACATGTTCCAGCAGCTCGGTTTTGGCGGCAAGCAGGCCACCAAGATGTCGACCGCGGTTGTCGAGTTAGCGACCGACCTGGGCTCGTTCAACAATCTGCCAACCGCTGAGGTCGCCGAGATGATCTCCGCGGCGTTCCGCGGCGAGTATGACTCGCTGCAGCGGTTGATCCCGAACATCAACGCCGCGCGAGTCGAGCAGGAAGCTTTGGCGATGACGGGCAAGAGTTCTGCCAAGGAACTCACCGCTGCAGAGAAAGCCTCCGCGGCGTTAGCGATCGTTCAGAAGGACGGCGCCGCAGCCGCTAACGACTTCGCTGAAACATCAGGTGGGCTGGCCAACTCGCAGAAGATCCTGTCCGCGCTGTGGGAGGACGGCAAGGCGAAACTGGGCGAGAAGCTGTTGCCGGTTGTCACCGTGGCCACGAAGTGGTTTGGTGAACATCTGCCTGGAGCCATCGACTTCGTTCTCAAGAAGGGCGGGGAACTTTGGGACTCATTCGAGACCAATGCCCTGCCGACGCTGAAGGAAGTCTTCGGCTTCGTCAAGGACGAGGTTGTGCCCCGTCTGGTCGATTTCGGTAAGTGGGTCGGCCGCAACAAGGACGTGCTGTTCCCATTTGTGGCGGCGATCGGGGCGGCCGTTATCGGCTTCAAGGCGTTCATGTTCATCAAGACCGTGATCGCCGCTGTGGCAGCGTTCAACGCTGTCCTACTGGCCAACCCGATCGGCCTGGTCATCGCGGCCATTGCCGCGCTGGTCGTCGGGCTGGTCATCGCCTACAAGAAGTCTGAGACGTTCCGCAACATCGTCGACGGCGCATTCGATGCCGTCGCCAAGATCGGCCAGTCGATGTGGAACGACTTCCTCAAGCCCACGTTCGAGGCTTTCAAGACCGCCATGAAAGCAGTAGGCGACTTCGCATCCATCACTTTGCCGAAAGCATGGGACGCCGGCTGGAAGGCCATCCGAACGGTGGTCTACGAAGGCATCAGGTACGTCGTCGACGGATTCCTCGGATTCGTTGAAACCATCCTCAGGGGCGCTCAAAAGGCATTCGGTTGGATACCTGGCATTAAAGACGACCTCAACAATGCCGTGGATGACTTTGTGGACTTCCGTCGCGGCGTGAACAACGAACTCAACAAGATCAAAGACGAGGACATCAAGGTCAACGTCAAGACCTACGGCAACCTGGAGTTCGGCGGAGCGGGCGGTCGCGGCGGTGCCGGGGTTTCGATGGGCGTCGGCGGCGCCGGCCCCCTGCCAGGTGTTATGTCGCACGCCAGCCAGGCCATGGGCGGTGCCCTGGACCTCAAGACCCTGGGCCTGGACCCGAACAGGATCTCCGACCTGGCCACCGACTTCGTCGGCCAGACAAAGGCCGCGGTGCAGAAGCAGATCACCAAGTCATTCGAGGCCGGCACGATGGGCCCGGCCGGATTCCCGCTGCCGCGCGGCCGATACCGTGTGGGCCGCGGCACTGTCGGACACGGCTACCCGGCGGTCGACTTCCCGGCCGCGATGGGCACGCCCATCTACGCAGTGCGCTCCGGTGTGGTCACCCGTGCCCTGCGGCTGGCCACCTCGTACGGCATCCATACGATCCTGGGCCACCCCGGCGGCTGGGGCAGCCTGTACGCGCACATGTCGCAGATGTTCGTGCGTTCCGGTCAGTTCGTCCGGGCGGGCCAGCAGATCGGGCGGGTCGGCTCGACCGGCAACTCCACCGGGCCACACCTGCACTTCGAGGCGCGGCGCAACGGGACACGCGTCAACCCGCGGTCGCTGATCTCATACGACAAGGGCGGCATGCTGCCCACGGGGATCTCGCTGGTGCACAACGGCACCGGGCAGCCGGAGCCGGTGCGGCCGGCGGACATGCCGCTCAATCTCAGCGATCGGACGATCGACAAGCTGGCCGAGCGCATGGCCCGAGTCGTACTCAGCGGCATCGGCTCCGCGCAACGCGGCTCGGCTCATACGGCCGGACTGTATTCGAGGAGCGGGTAATGGCGAGCGTGGTGCAGTTCGTCGACTCCATTGCCTCGTCCCCGACGGTGCGGCTGGACCTGAACGCCGCGAGCTCGAACCTGATGGTCTCCGACGACGGCATCGACCTGTCACCGCCGCCGTTCCGTGAGGCCATCGCATCGACCCTGTTGCAGGACGGCGACCAGATCGCCGCGGGGGCATTCGGCAACCGGACCATCAAGCTGCCGCTCAAGCTGGTGTACGCCACGTCGACCGACGCCGCGGCCACAGTGATCCAAAACCTGGCCCGCGAGTTGAACCGGCCTCAGAACATCCTGAAAGTGCAGTTGCACGGCGCGACATCGCCGGTGTTCTTCCGCACCTTCCGGGCCCCGAGTTTCGTGCTGGCGATGCTGCGGCTGCTGCTGGTCGAGAAGACCGAGATCACGCTGGAGATCCCCGCCGAGTACGCCGGCTGGGGCCTGCTGGAGACCCCGGTGTCGGGCGTGACGGTTTCCACCGACCCGGCCGCCGGCAGCAACGGCTGTTTCGTGGATGTGACCGGGGTGAAGGGGGATGTGGAGTCCCCGGCGATCATCCGGTGGCCGGCCTCAGCGCTCGCGGACGACCAGGAAACGATATTCGCGGTACGCCGCCGCGGCACCCCTTCTTCGGCGCCGTTCCTGATCCAGGCCGAGGCGATGACACAGGGCACGGACACCGCGACCCAGGCCAACGACGCGAACTTCTCCGGGTCGGGGAACAACTACTCGCGTACCACGTTCGCCACGAACGCCACCATGGTGTCCCGGTTGCAGGTGTTGACCGTCGGCAGCGCGGGTGTGGACCTGCGCGGCACCTACCGGGTGCTCGTGCGGTACGACAAGAGCGCCTCCGGCGACGGGATCAACCTGCAACTGGTGTGGGGCCCGGACAGTTTCGGGACGGTGTTCAACGACGTGGTGGCCACGGCCAGCACGACCAGCACCACCACGGCCGACCTGGGGCTGATAAGCATCCCCAGCGGCGTCGACCCGGTGTACGGCCCAGACGGTGTGGAGTTGCCGGTGTCGAACACGTGCCTGCTGCAGTTGCGGGCCCAGCGGGCCTCAGGGTCAGGAACGATCGACTTCGATTTCCTGATGCTGGTCCCGGCGGACGATCGATTCGGGATCGTGCACTGGGATGACGCGGCTTCTTCGCCCACGGATCATTGGATACTCGATGCGAACGGCACGGTGGCGCACGCGCGGAACGCGTCCAGTCAGGTGATCAGCACAGCGGCACCCCAGATATCCAGTGGGCTGCCGATGTTGACCCCGAACCAGTCGAACCGGATCTACATGCTGCGTTCGACGCGGCCGGCTGACACCTGGTCGTTGACCACGGTGACCCCGGTGTCGGTGAGCTATTACCCCAGGTATCTGGCAGTAAGGCCGGCGTCGACGTGAGCCTGCCCATCAAACTGTCGGTGCAGTTGTCGAACAGCCGGGCCACCAAGCACATCGAACGCGAGCTGCGGTCACTGTCATTCCGCAGCGTGGCGCCGGGCGGGTTCGCCTCCGCGCAATTCTCCCTGGACCGGCCGCTGTCCAAGGTGGCCGACGAGCTGGCCTACTACACCGACGTCGACATCTACGACATACGCAACGGCAACTGCGTGTGGTGCGGCCGGCTGGAGGACCCGGGCCGGGGCGTCGGCGCGGACGGTCAGGTGTGGGATCTGGCGGCGATGGGCCCGTCGGCGCACGCCCAGGACCGGTCGTTCTCGTACGTCATGATCCACACGAATGTGGGCGACTGGCGCAAGGCGACCTACTCCACCGAGGACATGCGCTCGGCGACGGCGGAGATCGCCCCGGAGATCGGCGGGGATCAGTCGCTCGGCATCTGGTGCAGTCTGCCGACCTCGTCGGCTCTGCCGGCGAACGCGCGGGCGGCTGCGCTGCTCAACAGTTTCTTCGAGGCCGGGCATGAGTTGGCAGTGCTGTCGTACAAGTGGGATTCCCACGGCTCGGCATCTGCGCTGGACGTCAATTTCCGGGTTAAATGCACCACCGAGGACGGCACGGTGGTCCGCAACGATCCGCTCAATGCGACCGGCGGCGCGGCGAGCACCCGCAGCGTGGGCACGAACTGGACCCTGGGCCAGAAGGGTCTGCGGCTGATGGTGCGGTGGGAAGGTGGCGCCACCTCCACTGGCAACGCGGACATTCTGTGGGCATTCTTCGACGACGTGATCGTGGCCTCAATCCGGTACAACAAGGACGGCACGAAGAAGACCTCCGGCTACGGTGTGGCCGACCAGTTGCTGTACGCCGACCAGGTGGTCTCCGATCTGCTGGGCCGGTACTTGAGCGAGTTCGACGGGGCCAACGCCGTTGTCGAGACGGACACGTTCGGCATGAACCAGTTCTCGTACCAGCACGGCACCACGGCGGCGCAGATCCTTGCCGACCTGATGATGGTCGAGCCGACCAAGTATTGGGCGGCGTGGGAACGCAACGCGGCCGGCAAGCATCGTTTCGAGTGGCGGGCCTGGCCCACCGATGTGGCCTACGAGACGGGCGCGCAGGACGGCTACTCGTCGACCGGTTCCGGCGAGGGCCTGTACAACCGGGTTGCGGTGACGTGGGAACGCCAAGATGGGCTGATCATCACCACGATCCGCACCCAGACCGTGCCGGAGCTCGACAGTGTCGGGCTGGTCCGCACCGGGCATGTCGACCTGGGTCGCGAGTTGAACTCGCAGTTGATGGCCGAGCGCATCGGTGACCAGTGGCTGGCCGATCATCGGGTGCCGAGCAACGCGGGACAGCTGACCGTGGCCCGGCCCATCTACGATCGCAGCCTGGGCCGGTTGGTGGCGCCGTGGGAGATCCGGCCGGGGAAGCTGATTCGGGTGCGTGGTATCCAGCCGAGTTCGGACGCGTTGAACGCTTCGAGCCCGGACGGGGTCACGGTGTTCAAGGTTGTCGGGGTGAGCTACGACACCTCGTCGGCGTCGGCGACGTTGGAGCTGGACTCGCAGCCGAACACGTTGGCGCACATGCTGGCCCGCCTGCAGAACGCTCCGACGCGTTCGACCCGGCGCATCCCCGCGCGCAGGTAAAACGACCCATCTTCGACATGTCAAGGGGGAACCATGTCCGACGAACGTGACCCGTGCGCCGATGTTCCGCCGCCGGCCGAGACCGACGGCCCGAACGAGCCGATTGACAGCGAGCTCGAGGAAGAGTCGCACCCGTCGGCACCGGAGGGTGAGTAGATGCCGACCATCTATCTGCGCGGCGCCAACACCACGGCTCAGTGGTACCAGGACAATTACGCCGGCACCACGTTCCCGCGGCTGGATAAGTTCGACCTGCACACCACTGAGACCGGCGGATGGCCCGGCTACAGCGCCGGCGCGTCGGCGCCGAACGCCACCTACTACCCGAAGTTCCGGCAGATACGCCAGCACTTCGGCATCAACCGCTCGTCGCGGGCGCTGCGTGATCCGTCGTTCACGGCGGTGCGGGAGAACCGCGACAACGTGTTCCAGTTGGAGATCATCTGCTACAGCGATTATCGCCTGGCCGTGGAGCGGGGCGGGTTGTGGGTGGGGGATCTGACCGACTCACACATGCGGGACATCGCCGCGATGATCCTGCAGATTCATCGTGACTGGAACCTGCCGATCCAGTCGTCGGTGACGTGGCGGGAGGGCCGCAAGACCTGGTACGACGACGTGCGCCTGACCGGCCCGCAGTTCGATGCCTACCGCGGCATTCTCGGCCATGTTCATACCTCGGGCAACACGCACTGGGACCCGGGCGGGTTCCGGTACTCGAAGCTGGTTAAGGCCCTGGACTGGCAGCTTGTGAATCACCCCGTCTATGGCGGCGGCGTGAGCATCCCACCCCCACCGACACTGGAGGACTGGTTCGACATGGCCACACAGGCGGATCTTGAGAACGCGTTACGCAAGGTGCTCAAGGAACAGCAGACGATCAGCGGCTTGGCCGCGGACACTCTGCCCGATGCGTGGAACACCTCGCCGCTGTACCTGTCCGCCTACGGCGCGATGGCCGCGTCGCCGAGCGGCCGGGAGCGGCAGGCGGCGGATGTGTGGGAGGGCTACACGGTCGGTTCGGGGCCGCAGCAGGGCAGCGTGCCGATCAGCGCGTTGGCGACTGCGGCGACGTTCTCGGTGGAAGCCCGTAACCGGGCCGGTGAGATCCTGGCGAACCAGGCGAAGGTGCTGGCCGAGTTGGCAGCGGTGCGCGCAGCGGTGGGCGGCGACCCGGTGGACACGCAGTTGCTGGCCGCGCAGGTGGCATCGCTGCTGCTGCCGGGCGTGCAGGAGACGCTGCGTACGGCGCTGGCCGACGTGGACGGGGTCGACGAGGACGCGGTCGCGGCGCAGGTAGTGGCGAAGATCGGCAACCGGCTGGCCGCCGATGCCCCTGCGTGATGGCCGTCGTGCGCCGCAGGGCCTTGCGATCGCCGACGAGGAGGGTTTGACATGGCTGATGTGGTGTATGCCCGTTATCTAGCTGTTGCTGATCAGCATCCTGGCGAGGTCGGCATCGTCGGTGAGTCTGTCAATGAATACGGCACGCCTGTATCGGTGCTGCGCTGCGCGAGTTGCGGAACAGTCGTCTCCCTGTGTCCGGTGACTACGCCTGAGAAATGGGGCGACGGTTGCCTGGCCGAAGGATGTGCTAGTTACGACGTGGCTCGTGATATGGACATCTTCTTCGATGCATTGGATGAACACGGGCTGATACACCGTGGCCGTCGTACGCCGTAGGGCGCTTCGCACCATCCGCGGCGCCGCACCTGACCGCGGCGTATGTCAGGCGTGTCGGCGGGAGCACCTGTTGGCGTTCGCCACCGGCATGGTCAAGCGGCACCGCGTCGGCGGTGAGCCGTGCCCGGGGGGTGCCCGGCCGCCTGCCGAGAGCAAGGCCGAGCAGACCATACGCACCGACGAGCGACTCTGAGCGGGGGGGAGCAAATGCGTGGAGCTTCCAGAGTGGTCCACTCTCATCCCCTTCGGGAGTTTCTTCGGGCTGCTGGTGTTGCTGGTTCTGCATCTGCTGCGCCAGTCATCGGGCGACCGCGGCGACTATCAGCGGGTATTGCGCGAGCAGCGTAAGCAGCACGCCGATGAGATGAAGGAAGAGCGCGAGCAGCACGCCGACGATGTCCGCGAGATCACGGCTCGCCACGACGCGCAGATCCAGGACCTGCGCTCACAGATAGGCGTCCTGCGCGCAGAGGTCATCGACCTCCGCGAGGACGTCGAGGCCGAACGCAAGGCCAGGTGGGCCGCCGAGGACGCCGCCGCCCGCTACCGGCGCATGATCAACGGCGGCGGAGACGCGGTAGAGGGCGGTACTGATGATCAGACGTAATCCGCTGCCCACTAATCGCAGCCACCGACTCACGATCGTCCTGCTTGTTCTGCTGCTGCTGCTGGTCGGATGGATTCTGTTCGACCGGTCCACGTCGCAACGTTCGGCGGAGTTGGCTGCGGACAACGCCGCGTCGATCGCCGCGCAGGTCCGCGCCGCGTGTGACCGCAACGGTGAGACGGCCCGCGAGCTCGGCGACTTGTGCCGTCAGGCGCAGGAAGTCGAGGAGCGGCCTGCCGAGACGATCTCCGGCCCACAGGGCCCACCTGGGCCACCGGGTAGGGATTCCACTGTTCCCGGCCCGCAAGGCCCTCGAGGCTTCCCCGGCTCGATGGGTATCCAGGGTCCGCCCGGGCCGCCGGGCGCCAGCATCGAAGGCCCCCAAGGCCCGGCCGGGGAGAGCGTCCAGGGGCCACAGGGGCCTGCTGGAGAGCCTGGCGTGCCCGGGCCGCAGGGTGAGCCGGGGGAGTCCATCGTCGGCCCTGCTGGGCCCGCCGGGGAGGACGGCCAGGACGGCGCACCGGGTCCGGCCTGTCCGAACGACGCCGACCCGATCACCTGGACGGTGGACGACCCGCAGGCCGCGCTGATCGGTCTGCGCGCTGGCACATATCTGATCTGTCCCGCACCTGAGGAGCCGTGATGTTCGCCGTAATCGCCGCTGTGCTCATCTTCCTGGCCGCCGTCGGTGTCAGCGCCGACGCCGTCGACCTGTTCCTGCTGGGGATCGCATTCCTGGCGTTGCACTTCGCCTGGGACTTCAGTCCCTGGCACAGCTGAAGGGGGAACCATGACCATCGCAACCTTGGTGTTCTGGAAGGCCACGGCCGAGCGCACGATCGGCACGATGGCCGCCGTCGCAGCGGCACTCATCGGTGGCGACACCATATTGGAGGCGCTGCCAGGGGTCGTTGAGGTCGACTGGTTGGGGATCGTCTCGACTACGGCAACCGGCGGCATCGTGACGATCCTGAAAGCGATCGCGGCTACCGGCACCGGCAACGGGCCGTCGCTGACCAACTCCGAAACCCTGAAGGGATAGCAAATGCCTGTTCGAGTGAACGATGCGGCCCGCAACGCCGCCGTCAATGCCGTGGTGGGCCAGATCGATGCCGGTACTGCAACCCCGGGGAAGCTGCGGATCTACTCCGGCTCCCAGCCCGCCACCCCAGCCACTTCGCCGTCTGGTACCAAGCTTGCGGAGTTCAATCTGCAGGACCCGTCGTTCGCCACAGCCTCTGGCGGCTCGGCCGCGCTCGATGTTACCCCGGCGATGACCACCACTGGCCTCGCAGCCGGAGACGCTGGTTATGCCCGGTTCGTGACCGGTGACGAGGCTGCTGGCACTGGTCTGGGTGTCATCGACGGCACGGTCGGCACGTCCGGCGCGATGGTGAACCTGAATACCATCACCATCTCGATCGGGGTGAATGTGGAGATCACATCCGGGTCCATTTCGCTGCCCGCCTCGGCTTAACTCATTGTGGCGACCTGGCATCTGCATCACGGCCGTTGGTGGATGGCGCAGTGGTCGTGGAACGGCTGGCTATCGCTCGGCGTGCATATCGACTTCCGGCGCCGCCCGGTCGGCGAGCGGGGTACATACGGGCCGTACGTCGACCTGCACATCGGGCCAGTAATTCTCAGCGTCGGGAACAACCCGGTCTATACCAGCAGTCTGGAAATGCTGACTTCTACCTGCCGAGGAGGTATCAGCGATGGCGGCAGTTCATGTGACACTTCTGTGCGCGGAAGATAGCACGCAGGAAGCCCGGATATATGACGAGTTTGATTCCGTCACGATGTGGGATGACTCAATTCTCCCGGCCGGTAATCTCGAGGTCGGTCAGCTCATTGCCGGCCCTTCCGGTCCCGGCGGGTTCGACGGTCGGGAAGTATTGGCCATCCACTTCCCTGAAGTCTGATGCCTTCCACGGGGTTCAAACTTCCAGGCGCCAGGACTGTCGATGCCGGCTCCGGTACTTGGACGAACGACGTCAACGTCCTCGCCGACGACGGTGTCGAGGCGACGTTTTCGCTGGCCGTCAAGAACACCACCGGTCGGTGGCTGATCGGGCAAACCTTCGGGTTCGACACCGCCGTCCCGGCCGGTGCGACCATCGACCAGGTCAACATCCGCATGGAGTACCGGGTCAACACCACCGGCGGTATCGCCAACCCGGAGCTACAGGCGTTCGTGTCCGGTGTCGCGGTCGGCGCGGTCCGGGCCGCCAGCCCGCTTGAGCCGCTGACGCTAACGATCAATACGTTCGACATCACCGCCGATCGGTCGTGGACCCGGGCGGATCTGCTCAACGGCACCTTCACCCTCCGGTGTCGCGGTCGCAACGGCAACAGCGCAACCGACCCGTCGTATCGCTGGGACCTCATCGCCGTCGAGGTCGTCTACACCGAACCCGCCGGTGATATCACCGGCACCGCCGACGTGGTCCTGCCGACCCTGGGTGCCGACGCGATCGGCCATGTAGATGTAGGACCGTCTCGACAGTTCGACGGTACCGACGATCTCATCCGGCTGGGCAGTGTCAGCGGCCTGTCCGGGCTGGGCGCCGGACCCTTCACTGTCGCAGTGGTCGTCAACAGAGACCCCGCCGACACCTCCGGTACCGTGTTCTGGGTCTGCGAGGCCGCGACTCCGGGCACATCACGCCTCAACATCGTCGCGGTCGCCACCGAATACCGCAGCGTCATCGACGCCAGCACCCAGGGATTCGGGTCCGCCGGCACACCGGCCACAGGTGTCTGGCTGTTCATTGCCGTCACTAAGGCATCCGGTAGTGCTGCTGCTCGAATCCATATTTACAACTACTCCGCAGGAACCTGGCACCATTCAAACGCGAACAATGTCCAAGCCGACGCTGTCCGCGCATACGATTCGGTTCAGCTCGGCGGGGCGACCGGCAACTTCCAGAACGGCAAGGTGGCCGCCGCCGGGTCATGGAGCACAGTTCTGAACGACGCCACCATCGAAGGCCTTGAGCTGAGTCTCCAATCTTGGGCCGACGCTGGCGCGGATGCCATCTGGGCGCTCAACCAGGCTTCGACCGCCACGACTGTTGTTGATCTGATCGGCAATGCTGATCAGACGGCACTCACCGGTTCTACCGTTGCCGACGACGGACCGCAGCCCTTCGACTTCACGATCACCCAAGGGGTCGAAGGTACCGCGGCTGTAATACTTCCCGCCTTGGCCGCAGATGCTACGGGCGCCGTGGATGTCGAGGGCACCGTCACCACTGTGCTGCCCGCCTTGTCTGCAACGGCTGCCGGAACGGTCGACGTCGAGGGCACGGCCGCTGCCACACTGCCCGCTCTCGGCGCCACGGCTGCCGGCGGTGTAACGGTCACCGGAACCAGCGTGACCGTATTGCCCGCTCTCACCGCCTCCGTGGCCGGCACAGTGGAAGTATCCGGGGTTGCGGGCACCGCAGATGCCACTCTTCCGGCGCTGAGTGCCACGCTGGCGGGCGAACTCGACATCACCGGCACCGTTCCCACCCTGTTACCAGCGCTGGCCTCCACGGCCGCCGGAGAGGTCGCAATCGATGGGACGGCCACCGTCCTGTTGCCAACCCTTGGCACCTCACTGGTCGGCACGGTAGACACGTCCGGGGTCATCGGTACGCTGACCGCCGCCCTCCCGGCCCTATCCGCGACGGCCGCTGGAGCACTCGCCGTCGAAGGCATAACGGTCGCTGTACTGCCCGTGCTCATCGTGAGTCTGACCGGAACAGGCCCGATCACCGCCGACCTCTATCCGATGCACTTCGTCTACGTCGAGACAACCCGGCACGGCACCTACAACCAGTTCAGCCATATCGTTCATCAGGAGGAGCCGTGAGCATCAAGTTCGAGGTCACCGTCGGCTCCGAACTCCCAGACTGGACCTTCCACTGGACCGCGGGCGGCGCCACCATCGACTTCTCCACCGGCTACACGTGGACGCTGCGCGTCGGCAGCTCCAACGCCGGGGTGCTCGAGAAGACCTCCGGCATCACCGGTGCGGCCACCGATCCCAATGTGACCGTCGTGTGGGCGGCCGGTGAGTGGGACGGCGTGGCGCCGGGGAATTACGCGTTCACGCTGACCCCGCGGCGCACCAGCGATAGCAAGGACCGCGACCCGTTGCGCGGCACGGTGCGGGTGTTGGCGGCGATTCCAGCGCCGCCACCTTAGACGCCGCCGGTCCCCCAGGCGGCGAAAGCCCCCCATCGGTCCCACGCCGGTGGGGGGCACTTTCGCGTCCGGCGACGCCACCGGCCTAAGCGGCGCCGCCGGTCGCCCATTCCTCCCGCCAGCCCGGCCGCCCAGCGTACGGCTGGGCCATCGCTCGGATGATGGGCGACGTCGGCGGCTCGTCGCCGAACCGCGCCCGGTACTCCTGATTGGTCAACCACGCGATGCGCTTAGACATCTGGAGCGTCATGCGGTCGGCATCCTCAGTGGTGGAGAACTCAGTCTCGACCAGGACAGGCCACGATTCGTGCAGGTCCAGGATCGCCCGCTTCGCCGCCACCTCGGCTAGCACCCGCGCCGGGTCATGGTACTCAAGGAACCGAAGCGTAGCCTCACCTTCGTCGAGATAGTAGTAATCATCGACGGCCTCCAGCGCCACCCGCTCGTCCTCGTCCAGCGCGGCGCGCAAGAACTCCACCAGGTCAGTCATCGGCGGACTGGTCATCATCTGCCTCCAGTTCGCGGACCAGCTCCTCAACGTCCATGCGGCACGTCTCAATGGCGTCGCTGATCTTCTGTAAGCCGTCCGCGAGGAAGGCTCCCATCACGACATCTACAAACGCGTCCTTGCTCATCGCTTCGCCCTGAACCTTCCCGCCGCCAGATCCAACTCCGCGGCCATCCGTAGCGCGTCCTCCCAGAACAACGCCGCGCTCTCCTGCGCCAGCGTACGCGGGTTGATGATCGTCAACGCGGGTTGCGCGACGAACTCGTCGTACCCGAATATGATCAGCTGCACTGTGCGGCCCTCACGCAACCCCGGTACTTCGGCGTGCGCCGTCACCAACACCTGCTCGTGGCGCCCGTGGGGGTTGCTCACCTGACACCAACTAACGGGACACTGCTCTCTATACTCCATCTGCGGCCATTCCTTCCTAGGTTTGTGTGGCCGTACAGCCCCGCCGTCGTTCACGCGGTGACGGGGCGCATTGCTATGTCTGCTCTTCTTGTCGGTACGGATTCTTCATCAACCGGTTCGGTCGGTACTCGTGCTCGTTGTGCCGCCCGGCTGCTTCACCTTCGTCCCATGCATCAACAAGCGCCTCGCGTAGCAGTTCGATCTCGTCGGCCGCCTCGGACACCACATCCGGGGAGTCCACATCCATGCGGTACTCGCGCAGCCGGGTCACAAGGTCACGGTCGTCGGTCATGTCCGTCCCCTCACTGCCCGTAGATCCTGTTGATCGCGTCACGGTCCAACGACCCCGACTCGCGCACCATGCAACTCCAGTCCTGCCGCATCACACTGCCGCACGTGCTGATATGGCGCAGCGCATTGTGCCCCAACTCGTGGGTGATCGTGTGATCCTCGCGGGCCGTGGACAGCGGCGCCAGCGTCGACAGGTTGAACCTGATCTCCGCGCGCGTCACCAGATACGTCCACCGCCCACCCGGGGTCTGCCCCCAGTAGCGGCTCACCGTCCGGTAGCAGCCGACGTAGCGGTAGCCGGCGCACAGCGCGCCCGTGCCGTAGTAGTCCGCCCGGATGGTGATCCGGTTGTACCCGGTGCAGTCTGACCGCACGAACATGACCAGCTTCGTGTGGTCGTCCCAGTCGGCCACGGCCTCGACGACCCGGTCCCGCAGCCACGTCCGGCTGGTCTTGAGCTGAACGCATATCTTGTTCGACGCGAACCGCTCCCCCTTGTAGTAGGGGTCGGACACGTAGCCGGTGGTGACCGCGGTGGCCACGTCGGCGCGGGCCGCCTGCGCCCCGGCCAGCGCCAGAATCGTGGTCAGCGCCGCGATCCATACGGTATTGCCAAGCCAACGAGGAGCGCGTTTCATCACTCGAACGCCTCGCCCATGACCT